TAACTGTTATTTTTTCATTAACTAATGCAAGACCTGCATCTTTTGCAAGATTTATATTTGATATTATTGCTGCTACTCTTAAGTTAACTGGTTTAGTGAAATCTCCATTTTCATAACCAAATATAATTTTGTCAGATCTAATATCAGCAGCTGCTGTAATATCATTATCAATACCAGAACAATTTAAAAATTGGTTTATTGTTTTGTCAGTATATGTTATAGTGTTAATACCACTAAGAACAGTTCCAGTTGCATCAAACCCAACAGTAGAATCAACCGTAATTACTGAAGATCCAGCTGAAACATTAGTTATAGATTTTGTATTAGGAGTTACTTCAAAATCTCCTTCAATGAGATCTTTATTACTATATCCAATAAACAGTGCTAACTTATAATATGTCTTATTATTTCTAGTTAATATTTCAATTTCAGATACTGCTGCTTTTGTTCTAGGATTACTTTTACTATAAATTGTTTGTCCTACTAATTTATTAACATCTCCTGATAATTTTTCTACTAAAACTATTTCTCTTCTAATATATTCTGCATCAGAGGGTTTTAATAAAAATTGTTCTAAGTCAATAACAGAAGGTGAAACACCAAATAGAACTTTGTATAGTATTCTAAATGATTCTTCTGTACCTTTTGATTGATAAAAAGTTCTTGCTTCTTTAATAAAATTACCAGCATCCAATTCAGGTACGAAACCTACATCTTCTAAACCAGGTGTATATGAATATTTTATCTTCTTATAAAATTCTTTTAAAAATAAAGAACTTAAATTCTGTACTGGAGATTCATTAGTATGATCTGCACTAACCGATGTATCAAATACAAGTTCTTCTGAATCACTAAGACTATGATAAGACGTTATTCCACTAAAACCACGTACACAACCTGTAAAAGTATTTGTAGTTAAACCAGTATATGTAATTATTTCATCATCAATCTTAAGAAGTCCATATTCATTAGGAAATCCTCTTGTACTTTGAACAGTAATACTACTATCTGATGAAGAGGCATCTGAAGTAAGAGAAGTAACACCTACAATAACTTGTGGTGTTAACTGATCAAGACTTAAATACTGGTCAAGATTATCAACCAGGTCAACAGGACCTCCCTGATACTCCTGTGAACGGTAGTATTGCTGAAAGAATTCTACTGTCTTGGGACTTTGATCTAAAATATATTCAGGTAATTGTCCTTCTATCAGTTGGTGAACCTTTACTCTCGATTCGATACCAGTTTGTATCATATTTTATCCTCTTTTTAGCTCTCCGTTGCTATAACTAGATGTTACCTTAAATCCTACACCTGAAATCTTCTCTCCTGAAGATATAGTGTCCTTAATCATATTTATCGTACTTTTTGAAACATCAAACTCAAGATATAAATCCTTCAATCCAACTACATCATTAGATTCTGGGAATGCTTGAACTTCAATTATATCATCTGCTAAAACAGTACTGGTTATTAAAGTTGTAGTTAAAATTACTTCTCCTTTTATATAATCTACAATACCTGCAGATTTAATAACAACTCTATTTTCTCCAGTTTCTTCAATTGGTTTAACTATTGAAAGAACACCAGTTCTTCCATCTGTATTAGGAATATCTGTTAAGTAAACAATATCAGGTTCATTGATAATTCTAAATCCAGTACTTTTTATATTGAAACCACCACTATTTACATGGAATCTGTTTCCGAAGCATAATTCATACTGTGCTTCTTGATTTACAAGTGCTCTTAGGTTTCTTCTAATCCTTACTCTTGTAATATTAGAAGTTATAGAACGATCTACGTCATCAATTACGTTTAAAACCTTACTATATTTAAACCTTCCACCAAATTTACTTAAATCTACAGAATTTGAGTATGATTGGAGAGAATTTGAAACGTTTGTCTTCAAATTATCAACGTTTGTAATCTGAGATGAGTTAAAATAGACTGAAGAATCAACTTCAACATAAAGAATTTTAATATCAACAAGTTTTTGGTTAATTCCTGTTAATGCATAACTCTTTAATTTACTTAAAATAAAGTCTTTATCAAAATCTGATACAAAATCACCATTTTTTGGTTTGATGCTGATCCTAACAGTACCAAATTCAGGTGGTTCTAACTCTTCGCCACCAACAACTGATATAGATTCAGTGTTTGGGTAGATATTTTGTATGATTGCTTCATAATCTCTTGCTGTAACTGCTCTAAATTGAGCAGCATATAATCTTGGAGCAAAATATTTAACTGATTCTATGGGTTCTATGTCTGTTCCACTAGTACTTTTAGTAACTGTAGTTAATTGTGCTGATGTTACTGTAACAGGATTGTTCAAACTGTTTATAAATGTACCTGCAAATGAGAAATTAGCAGCTCCATTACCCAATTCTCCATCTGTAACGATGTAGGTTACTGTAATTTCTGTCCCATTTTCTAATTTTTTACCAAAAATACCATCTCCAAAGAGTAATTCGTATTTCTCATCCTGTACTTCTTGTATTAAATATATTTCCGAATCAGATCCAACACCAATAATGTTATCAACAAGTGAATACTCTCTTCCAGTACCTGATTCCCCTACACCTTTTACCTTAACAACAATGGTTTGTATGTCTATAAATGGGTTATCAAGTAAAAAACGTTGATCTAAACTACCATCAACTGTAAATTTCTTCTTTAAAAGTGCTCCTTGATATATTAAAACTGGATCTTCGAGTGTACCAAAACTTGCTTTACCATCTACTACTGATGTGGTAATAGGTTCTGGTATAGAAAATATATAAGAACTATCATCTGTAGCACCCACACATACTGGTCCTCTTGCTTCAAGGGTAAGTGTTGCTAAACTTGCTGAACATTCTACATCCAATCTTATACTTGCTCTTGAACAAGTTCTAGAACGAGGTACATATCCTATTCCTCTTGCCAAAGATACGACATTTTCCCTCAAAGTTGCAGAATCTAAGAAAGATTCATTAACAACCATGTTTGCATTGAAGGAGTTAATGTAAGTATTATATGCTAAAGTGTTTAAAAGAACCGAAAAGTTAGATCCCTCAAAATCAAAATCAGTAAAAGTAGAATTTGCTCTCAAATAATCTTTTAACTGTGTCTTGATTTGATCAAAATCTAAGTTTGTAAATTTAGTAAAAGGCATATTATCTTGTTGCTTCTAATAGGAAAGTATAATCTTGTGTTGGTGCAGATTCTCCGATCAAACTGAAGTTTACATTTACTTCAAATTGATTATCATCTGGATTTGCATCCACTTTAACTATTAAGTTGGAGATTCTTGGTTCAAAGTTTAGTATTGCTTCTGTAATTTCACGTTCAATTACTGATGCTGTAGCAAAATCAACAAAGTCAAATAAAGATCTACGAACATTTGATCCGAAGAGACTATCAAAAAATCTTTCTCCACGAATAGTTTGAACGATATTGCTTACAGACTTACGAATACACGCAGTATCTCTCAATACAGGTATATCTTTTGTAACAGGATGTGGTTCAAAAGATAGACTTATATCTCTAAATTCTCGTGATCTTAATTGGGATGCCATTTATACAATACTTCTTCATTGTATTTAGCATGTTTTTTACAATAAGTTACACGGATAGTGTTTATTGGGTTGTTCCCACCAAAAATGGAGGTCAAATTGGTCGCTATCGTACTGTAAAGACGTTAAATTGCACTTAAAACGACTATGTTGGCTCTCACAAAGTGCTACAGCATACAAATCAGCACCTGATGCCCTTGTCATTACGTTACATAACTCCATCAAATTATTTCCTTGCACTACACCAGACTGAACTAATACAAACTTATCCCATCTTCTCTGCCACTTCATAAAATTCTGTGTAAATTCAGTTAAATACTCAGTTTTGTCTTCATCTGGGTATGGAACGTTAACTGATTCAATATTAAATATCTCTTCATCCACTGTTAGACTATGAGAAATTATTTGTGTCGCAATTCCTGAGTAATCAGGAGCAACACACAGGAAACAAGTGTTTTTTGGATGAATTGGCATCTTTGCCATCTTCATTTTATACACTAATTCCTGTATTAATGCCCTTTCTTTATCTTCTGATATAAAAAGTAGTTTTTTCACCCTAATTCTGGATAATCTGTGTAATTTATACCATCAACTTGGGGACCTCCGTAGTTTATGCCATCAATTGATGGATCTGCAGTCACATAAAACTCAGATGCAGTGTTTCCGACACCTACTTCACCTACTAGATCCCAACCTGACGGATCATTATTCCTTTCTTTTGCTGTTTTCCAGTAATAATTGTCCTCAGAACCCAATCCATCTCTATCATGACCATTTTCAACCTGATAATACACCGTTGAGACCTTAAAATCGGGCACTTTTGGTGTTTCTGGGGTTAAACTGTTATCATATATCCTCATTCTGTTGTTAGGATAGAGTGCAAACTGCCCATTATCCAGTTCTAAGAGGTTAAAAGACTTATGTTCAGCAGGTTGTTCGCTAGTTGAGTAATCAATTGCGTCTACATCCTGATGATAGTTGTCTAAAGTACAAATATATGTACCACTTTGCGTTCCGAAGTCTCTTGTATAGATTTCATAGTGCATTGAACCCACAAATTGCTTCTGAGTTGCCACTACACCATAGTCCATACAGTTCCAAAACTGTAAATTATGCAATGTCATGTCTGGAGTTGGTGTTTCTGGGTCTGAAACAAACGCAGAAATCGGCAACTTATCAAACATCGCAGCATATTCGGGTAAATACGTCTCAAAATAAAAGGCACGACCAGGAATACTCTTAGCCGATACCCATACTCCTTTAACAAACTCACCATGACCACTCTTATGGTCGGTTAAGTATTCCTTTCTTACCCACACTTCATAAGAAGGTAAATTACAAATAAGTGCTGGCATCTAAGTTA